TTAGATATCAATGAGCACATAGGTCAATTGAGGGGCTTCACCCGTGATCGCCTGCCCCTGGACATAGACGCTGCCGCCCTCCTGGCTGCCCAGGGGATTGCGTACGCGCAATCGGCCATTGCCAGGCAGATCGACCGTGGCTGTTCCGTCGCCATGCACCGCGCTGATCCGCCCGGTGAGCACAGGCTCGTCAGGCAACAGTTGGACAAGACGCTTGAAGAGATTGACAGAGGTCATACGGTTGCGCGCTCCACGGTAATCTGCTGCCGCACCACGGGCATGGCAGCGCTGAGACGGGTTCCACGGACCAGGCCGCGCCAGGATTCGTCGGTATCGACGACTTCGATCAATTGGCCGGGCCGGATCAGGCCTGGTGCCGTCCCACCGGAAAGCAAGGGCATGGTGATGGACTGGACCAGCTTGCTGCCCGATGCTCCCAGCACGGCCTCGCCACGCTGGCGTGCAGCCACGGCCTCGGTGATCAGGGCATCCGTGACCTGGGGAGCCAGCCTGTTGCCAGCCGTCCCGGCCCGGCGCACGTGGCCGAGGATGCCGCCCGCCTGGCCGCTGACATAGATCGCGTTGTAGGCGGCACGCGGCTCGGGCCGCAGCTCGTCCGTCACGATGACGTCCGCCGGCATGCGCACGTCCGGCGTCGCATCCGCCCACTTCCATGGCAGATGTGCGAAGCGCGGCGCGACGATCAGGCGCTCCTGCGTACGATGGCTGCTCACCACCGCGCCAATCGAAGCAGCCACACGCATCACGGCCGACAACGGCGTGCCACGGTGGCTCCAGGCGCCGGCCGGCACCAGCCAGTCCGACACCTTCCAGTCCAGCTGCACGCCGGTGAACTCCAGCGCATTGCGGATCAGTTGCTGCGCCGTGGCCGGCGCCGTGTTCAGCCAGGTCTGCTCCGGCATGTAGGGACTGCTCAGCAAGGCGGTGGCACTCACGCCCTGTACGGCCACGCGGTGGTTGCCGAAGCTGCGCGTGCGGCTCAGGCTTTGTACGACAAAGACGAAGTCGATGCCATCGACCACCACGCGCAGCCGTGCAGGCAGTCCCCCGGACGGCGCCAGTTGATCCAGCAGGTGTTCCGGACCATTGGCCGAAAAGCTCCATCCGAAGCCGTCGTCATCGCTGGCGATCGTCACATCGCTCAGCGCAACGGCTTCCATGCCCGGCAGCAGGGCTGCCTCCATCGTGTGTACTGTCATGTAAACCTTCAGTTGCGGGATGACATAGCGGGGTGGTTGGGGATCCGTGCCCGGCCTGCAGCAGATGAACACGAGTTCGGAGCTTTCGCTCCAGACGCTCGAGAACGCCAGCTCGACGGCCCCACCCGGCGGCGGCCGATAGCACGGTGGCGGCTTGGGCGGATCGACAGAGCGGCCCGGCGTGACGCCTGGCAGCGGCGCCATGGCGTCCTGATGGCGGGCACCGCCCATCACGATGCCCAGCACCCGGGCATCGCCCATGCTGCTGGCGTGCCAGGCACCTTCGCAGAGGCCGTCGGTGAAAGCCTGCCGCATGGCACGGCGCAAAATGATGCCCTCCTGGAACCTCTGCAGCACAACCGCCTGGCCAGCCAGTGCGTTGGCCAGGCCCTGGCGCGTGGCCAGGCGCAAGCGCGTACCCTCTTGCCAGGCCTGGGCCGTGAGTCCCCCCACGTCCATGGCAAAGCCCATGCCTTGGCGCGTGGTCAGGCGCAGGCGCGCCGAGTCCTGCCAGCGCTGCACGGCGGCCGCGCCTGCGTGCAGCGCTCGCCAACCGCGAATCTGCGTGACCCTGTCGGCAATGGCTGCCTGCTGGTAGACAGACACCAGGCCGCCCTGTGCCGGGGCGGCCTCTTCAAATCCCGACAATGTGCCCCCCACGGCCGGCCTGTCGGTGCGCGTCTGGTACGCCGCTCCAAGCGCCATGCGCGCCCCAGGCAGGCGAATGCCGGCGCCAGCGGTCTTGCGACGCAAGGCACCGATGGCCACGCTCGTCCCCGGCAGCCGGATGGCCATCCGTGCGACTGCGTCCTGAGTCGAGCCCGGGTCCGGGCCCGAATCGTCCTCGTTGCCGAACACCATCTGGCTGGGTGAGCCAGCGGCCCGTGGGCGATGGAAGATCAGCTCAATGCGTGCCATGGCGCTACTCGATGTAGCTGGTTAGTGCCAGCGTCAGATAGCCGCCCGCGTACAGCTGGGTGCTGTCCGGGATCTGGATCTGGCCCTCGCCACCTTCGATCGACACATCCGCGTCGAGCACCAGCGCACCGCTGGCCGAGACGACGCGGCCCCAGGTGGCGATGCCGGACTCCAGGATCATGGCGCCGGCCGCATCACGGGCCAGCAGCCGCAGCCGGCCGGCCACGATCTCGCCACAGGGTCTGGCCAGCGGCAGCTCCACCAGCATGGGCAGGGCCGAGGGCTCGCCGAAGGCGGGCCGCTGGGCGTCCGCAAAGAAGCGCACGCAGGCCGTGCCCGGACCCACGTCCAGCAGCAGATCGCGCAGGCCCTGCAAGCGGGCCTCGTTGGCCTGCACCGTGATTTCAACACTGCGCTGTGTCATGGCATGGCCTCCGGCGTGACGCGGTCGGCGACCACGGCGCGGAAGTCGCCCTCATGGTCGTAGCTGAGCACGGTGTATGCAATGGTGCTGTCGATGCGCGGGAAGTCGTACTCGCCCTGGGCATTGCTCCAGGCCTCGCGGATCAGCAGACCATCGCGGTCGCGGTACAGCCGCACGCGGCGCGAGACAGGCACCTTGGGGCTGTTCTTGTCTTGCTGCTCGACAGTGCGGCCGCGCACTCGGCCCCGGCCGTTGCCGCCGAGCACGAAGTCCAGTTGACCGGCGCTGAGTGCGCGCACCAGCCGGGCAGTCCCGAGGTAGATTTCTCGCCCCCCTACCCCTACCACAGCTGTAGGCCCAAGCAAGGTGACTCGATACGTTACTTCCGCCATAGCTGTTACCGCCAAGGGCCAGTGATATCGACAAAACCGTAACCTGCAGGCCCCCCTGCAACCGTCGAATGCGGCGATGCGAGCAGGCGTCGTCCGGTCCCCTCCTCAATGAGATAGGTATCCCGCTCGAAGTACGCCGTCAGCCCCCCTTGAGGCACATATCGGATGCCTGGCACCAAAGCTCGCGGGGTACCGGTGGAAGCCGGAGAGTTGTCCACAAAGGTGCGCGAGAACTTGAGCTCCCCATCCACTTCACTTGGGAAAGTGCCGAGAGCAGTGTCTGCGCCGGAACCAGAACTTGAAGTTCCGATATAGCTGAAGTAGCGAGGATTCACGCCACTGCCTAGCCCTGTCATCGCCCTCGGCATGAAGAATGTCGTTGCGCTGGAGTACTCAAGAGATCCCACATTTGGATTTGAATAGGCGGTCGATTCCGAACCAGCCCCCGAAATCACACAGGCGAATGCATCACCGGCACGCCGCAACGCCAGCAGGTCACCAAAACAGCGAGAGCCACCGCCGGTGTTGGTCACGGTGCCCGACGAACCAGTGGCAACGTTCTCGAAGAAGAAGCGCGCATCGCCAGCCAGGCTCCAGCGCACAGCATTTGTATTTGCTGACACACTCTTGCCCCACCAGATGCCTGTGGCTGCTTGGGCCGTCGTCGGAAACGGGCCTTGGCCCACATCGATGGCCGACATGCTCTCGTAACCGCGCATCGCGGTCCCCCGGGCATTGCGGTCATCGACATAGAGGTACATGCCATAGCTTTGCGGATCGGTTGAGCGATACACGGCCTGGTTGGTCCCTGAAAACGGCTTGGCCCAGCCCAGCGGCGCATACTTGAACGTGATGCCCGCGCCCGTGTCCACGCCATCGGGCGCGGCCGTGCGGAACTTGAACACGCCGCCGCCCGACTCGGACACACGCTGCTCGCCATTGAGCAAGGCCTGCGCGGCACCCTCGATCAGCAGCACGCTGTCCGGCGGCGGCGGCAGTGCCGCACTCACGGAAAACTCCACAGTGGCGACGCCGGCCGCCACCGTGACGCGCGTGGCCGCGCGCAGGCCGAAGCCCGTGACGAGGCAGGCATCGAGCACGGCGATCTTGCTGCCGGCCTGGCCGTTTTGCACGGGCGCACCGTACATCGTTGAGAGGAAGTGTTTGACGCTGGTATCGACAAGGGATGCCATAAGTGATCTCCAAAAAATCAGGGACGGTCGACGCTGCCGCGCACCAGGTGTTCGAACTGGTAGTCGTCGGCCACAGCCTCGCTGGGCTGCACGGTGCGGATGAGGGCATGGGGGGCAATGCCGCCCTCGGTGTTGATGCGCAGCACGTTGCCCGCGCTCCAACCCTGGCCCCAGCCCAGGGCGCGGATCGTGATGTAGGGCACGCCGCTGATCGGGTTGATGGGCGCGAAATCCACGTTGGTGGAGCCCGTGCCCAGGTTGCCCACGTGCTCGCCGATGAATTCAAAGGTCGTGGCGCTCAAGAAGCGGCACATCCAGCGCTCGGGCAGCGCGCCGGCATTGGTGACGAGCAGGGGCGCGATGGTGTCGTTGTAGCTAGCCAAGGCCTCGGTGCCGTCCACCGTGTCCTGCCATTTGTTGGTCCAGGTGGTCTGGTCAAACATCAGGCTGACGCGGGCGCGCAGCGTGCCGGCCATCAGCGCGCTGGAGACCACGCTGCCCACGGGGAACTCGTGGCTCAGCTGCTTGGTGATCGCCAGCATGCCGTTGATCTGCACATCGCTGACGCGCGCCATCTCCTCGATGCGGTGCTGGAACGTGACCGGCTGGGCCCAGCCCGTGATGTCGCTAACCGTGATCTTGCCCGCCTCAAGATCCACGCTCCAGCCCTGTTGGATGCGCTGGCCATCGGCGCCGATGACGAAGGCGCGGGACAGCCGCACGCGCCCGCAGTTGATGACCTGGCCGTTGGTCACGGTGACCGGGCCTATCTGGCCGGTGTGGCCGATCACGATGTAGCTGCCCACGCGGTAGATAGGCACACGGCCATCGGGGGGCAGGCGCACGGGGTCCAGGCCGATGACGTCCGCGTCCAGCGGCAGGTAGAAGTAGCTGACGCTGTTGTAGCGCAGCGTGGTCGGTTCCACTGGCCAGGGGCGCCAGATGCGGTTCGGCTGCACTGCACCGATGTCGTCTGCCGAGTACCACCATTCGGTCTTCTGGGCAGCGGTCAGCGAGGTGTCCAGCACATAGTCGCCGAACTGCAGCTCGACCACGCCGCTCTGGTAGTCGATCTTGCCGCGCAGGTGTGTGCCCGAGATCACGCCGTCGATGCCGGCCGAGGCCGTGATCTGCTCGCCCGTGGCGTCGGACAGGTTCATGACAAAGCCGGAGGGCTTGATGGGCGCGGCGGCCGTGCGCATGAAGAGGCTGGCCGTGGTCCAGTTCTGGCGCACGGTCCACAGGCTCTCGACCATCAGGTCGGTGGCCGGACCATCGACCACATAGTCGAAGATCCGCGCCACGCCGCTGGAGTAGTCAAGCGCGCCAGCCACGATGCCCAGCGCCGTGGACGTGCGGTCGCGCACCAGCACGCCGTCGTAGTCCTCATAGACGTGGCCCATCCACCGAAACCGCACGCTGCCCGGCACGATGTAGTCGGTGGTGTAGGGGCACAGGTCCAGCACCACGGGCTCCGGTGTGAAATTCATCACATGGTGCTGCGCGCTGGTGAAGTCCTCGGCGTAAGTCACCGTCACCGTGCTGGCCGCCAGCAGTTCTTCGCTCACCGAGGTATCGCGGCGGTCACCGCCCTTGGACACGGTGGAGAAGCTGGGGTCGCTGCCATTGCCGCCCATCGTGGTTTCTTCAAAACTCAGGGCGTTTTCGTAGTCACTGTTGTAGCCCTCGGTCTTGCTGTCCAGCTGGACGAACTTGATGTTGAGGAACTTGCCCGCGTAGTTGATGGTGCCGTCCGGGCCGAACGTGCCCTGGCCGTCATCGGTCAACAGGTGGCGCACCGTGTCCTGGGTCTTGCTTGTCTGGTAGCTGGACCGGCTGTGTGTCGAAGACGAGCTTGCCGATGTCCTTGTTGTCTGCATGACAACGCCGCCCGATACGCGGCCCACTGATACTTCTGCCATGGTTTTTCTCCCTTAATTGATCAGGCGCCCCAGCGCCGGTAATCCACGCCGCCGATGGACTTGACGCCCGCCGTGTACTCGGCGTCGGTCCAGACCACGCCATCGACGTCGGGCGGCACGTAGTGGTTGCCCTCGGGCGAGCTGGTGGCGCCGACCTCGATATAGACGGCCCCGCCGCTGGCGCGCGCGCCGCCCTGGGCCATGTACTTGCCTGTGGTCGATCCATCGGATAGAGGCACACGCGAAGTGATGACGGGCGCAGGCGCCGGGGGCACCTGGGGCAGGTAGCTAAATTTGCCGCTGCCGCCGTTTTTGGAGGCCGAGGTACCACCGGATGAGGCGCCGGAGCTGGCCGAGAGATTGCGCACGGTGATCCACGCCACGGACACGGTGCCGGGCGCAGGGATGGTGTCCAGGGTGATCGCGCCGTAGCCGCCTGCGTCGAGGACGACCGAGACGTTCTTGCTCACCGTCACGGCATAGTCGTACTCGATGGCGAACTGCCCGCCTGCATCGATCATGAATTGCGGGCGCAGTAGCAGCGCGGCTGATGCGTAGTTGATCTCGCCCGTGGCGGCGCCCTGCAGGTCACCCTGGCCGTTGTCCGTGGCCGTGCGCAGCACGCCGCCCGAGGTCCACTTGATGACCAGCGAGCCCGGCTTGATGCCCTGGTGCGGCAGGCGCATGGCGTGCTCGGGCAGTCGCCAGCCCGTGGCGCTGGAGCGGTTGACGAAGGCCGAGGCCTCGCCCCACTGGAAAATGATTGAGCTGCCCACATCAGGCAGCGCAGGCAGCGTCACGGACACCGAGCCGTTCGCATAGTTGACCGTCCCCACGGCCGAGCCGGTCAGCTCGCCCTGGCCGTTGTCGGAGGCGGTGTACCAGACGCCCATGACCTGGAACGAGACCGCCAGCGTGTTTGGCGCCGGGAAAGGCTTGAGGATGGCCACCCAGCTGAAACTGCGGTTTTCCTGGCCGACCTTGATGCGGCGCGTGTGCGGCGCATTGGGCACGCGGATCTCGCGCGGCGAGGTGGCGAGCACCAGCTGCCGCACGCCGGCCGGGCGCTGGTCCAGCGCCGCAGTCTCGGTGCGTGAGTTGGGCACCAGCTGGGTGTAGATGCTGGCCACCCGCAGCATGCTCTCGCCCAGCTGCACAGCTGCCGTCAGGGGCTGGGCGCCATAGAAGCTGGCCGCGTCCGCCACGGTGGTGTCCCGGATGCGCGTCTTGCTGGGGTCCATTGACCAGCCCCGGTTGGGAGGCGACCCTGGGAAGGCGCTGCGCAGCCGGGGGGTGATCTCGCACGTAGTGACGCTAGCCGTGTAGTCCGTGTAGCCGCCGCTGCTGGAATAGGAAAACTGCAGGGTCTCGGTCTCGGCGCGCAGCACGCGCACGTACTGCAGCGCCTGGCTGGCCAGCCCCTCGTTGTAGACGAGGATCAGCGTGCGGCCGATGGTCGGCGCCGGTGTGCCGGGACGGTGGAAGATCTTGATTGAGGCCTGGCCCTGGACATGGTTCTCCAGCAGATAGCCGCCCCACTCCGTGCCCGGGATGAGGTAGGCCGCGATGGCCGCGGCGATCTCCGAACGACGCGCGAATACGCCGCAGGGCGCGATGGTGATGGACACATTCGGATCGTTGGGCACGGCCGAGACAATGATGTTGGTGTCCATCAGCGGCTCAGTGGTGGGCGTTTGCACGGCCGCGTGCACCTGGCGGATGGACACGTCGCCGCCGGCCCGGTCGACCTCGGTGATGTCCTCGAAGACGCCATTGCTCTTGCCCCAGGCGATGACGTTGCCCGTAGGGCCGCCGCCGCCATTGGGGTCATCGGTCATGACCTTGGATTCGAGCAGGCGGATATCGCCGTCTCTGACTGTCATATTTTCAACTCCTCAAACTGTGATGAGCCGCAACGTTGCGACATAGGGATTGGCGAGCGCGGGAAGCTCGGGCCTGCCGACGGGCCGGGCCGTGATGGGTTCGTCGCCGGAAAACTGCACGTCGAAGGCGCGGCCATCCGCCAGCCGCAGGCTGTAGACCTGGCCTGCGGCGCCAGCCATCTGCAGCAGCACGAGCAAGGTGGCGCGGCGGATCCAGCCATGGGACTCATCCCCCTCCAGAGTGATCGGACGTCCCGCAGACTTGCCGGCTTCGTCCACGATCAGCGCCCCCGTGATGCTGCGCGCCGTACTGCGCGCCACGGCGGACCATGTGAATTCATCCGTCCAGGTCATCCCGCGGGGAATCTCAAGCGTTCCCAATAGGTGGTTCTTGGCTGTCATCGTCATATTCCGGAAAGGTTCTTGCTTCGCTCAAGCTCCGACAGCAGGCGTTCGATCGCCCGTTCGCCATCGGCGTCGGTCCTTACATTGCCCAGCGAGCTGCCGTTGATCCGCAGGTCGATGACCCGAGCTGCGGCCCCAACCGTGGACGTGTTGGTGGGAGACTCCAGCGGTGCCCTCTGCGCTTGGGCAACCTTGTCCCTCGCCTGCTGCAAAACAGCATCGGCGATAGCCTTGTTCACCTCGTTCGGATTCACGCCGCCCTGGATCCCGCCGAAAATGCCGGCGGGTTTGTCGTACTGCTGCTCGAACTGGTCCACGACGCGCAATGCGGCCGCGTCATCCAGCCCCTGGCCTTTGGCCATTTCGAGCACGGCCGTGCGCGAAAGAATGGTGAGTGCCACTCGCTCGCCTGCGGTGTTCAGGCTGTGGCCTTCCTTGTCGATATTCCATTTCTTTCGGTACAGCTCCAGCTCTCGTTCCTTGAGCTCGTTGGCCTTTTCCTGCGCGGCGATCTCTCGCTCACGCTCGGCATTCAAGCGCTCCAGTGCAGTACGCTGGTCGTTCACGGCACGGGTTACCTGATCGTTCGAGCCTTTCGTCTTGTCGGCAGCGTCTTTCAGGTCCCTGGTGCTTTTCCCTGTCTTGTCCACCTCGGACTTGAGGCCTTGCAAGGAGGCTTTGCCCTTGTCCAGGCCCGTATAGGCTTCATCCACCGCCTTGGCCGCCTGCTGCGCGCTCTGAGCGGACTCGGGAAGCGCCTTCTGGATCTTGTTGATTTCCTCCAGCTTCTCTGCAGCGGCCTGCAGGTTGCCCGCCTCCATCAGTTGCCGATATTCGGAACGCAACTGGCTGACGCTTTGTGACGCGGTGGCCGTCGACGCAGCCGTACTCTCCAGCGCCACCTTGGTTTCCATGCTCTTTCGGCCGGTCTCCTCGATGGAAGCAGCCATCTGCCTGAAGGCGCGCTCCGATTCCCCGCCAGCTGTACCGGCCTCCTGGCTGCCTTGCACCAGGCCGGCGAAGCCATTGCGCGTCGTCTGAGCGGCGTCGGTCACGGCCTGCAGGGACTCGGTGGCCTTGTCGCGCATGGCCTGGGCCGAAGCCCCGAAGCCGCCCGCCATCACCTCGGCGTCTTGCGCGGCCTGCTTGAAGGACTGGGACAACTGGCCAAACGAGACCTTCGCGAGCTGCTCGTTAAGCCATGCAATCCCACTCGAGACACCGCTCGCGATTTCGGCGAAAACTGCACCCAGGCCATAGATGACGGTCATCACGCCATTGACGCCAGCGCTCATCGTGCCCCAGGCAATCTTCAGCACGTTGCCGGTATTCGTGCCGTACTCCTGCACCCGCGTCAGGGCGTCCTTGGCCTGGTCTGCGAAGGCCTGCAGCTTCTCGCCCACGGCCTTGAAATCGATCGTGGAAATGAAGCCCTTGGCGAATTCCAGGCCGGAGCGGAAGGCCGCGGCAATCGATTCGCCGAAGCGCCCGATGGCGCCGTCAGCAACGGCAGTGCGGAAGCCCTCTGCCACCGCATCCACCGCCTCCTTGAGAACAGGCAGCACGGGCGTGCCCAGCGTGGTCTTGACACCCTCCCAGACATTTTCGAACCCCTTGACCGAGCCATTGAGGTTGTCCGACATGGTTGCTGCCATGTCGGCGGCACTGCCGGAAGCGTTGCCCAGCGTGGTGGAGAGAGCATTCAGTGAGCCCATGCCCTGGCTGAGCAGCCCGGACAGCACGGGACCGGCCTCCGTCCCCAGTGCCTTGATGGCCTGCGCACCTTCCGGGCCCTTGCCGGCCAGTTGCTGCAATGCCTGCTCGAAATCGTCGGTGACAATGCCGGCCTCGCCCAGCTCCTTGCGGAACGCGCTGGCCGGATCCGCGAACTGGCCCAGGATGGTGTTGAACGCCGAGCCGGCCTTCCCCGCATCGGTCCCAGCCTGCGAGAACTGGCCGATCATGGCCACCGTGCTCTCCAGGCTCAGTCCCACGCGTCCGGCAGCAGGGCCCACCGTGCCCAGGGTCTCGGCCAGGCTGCCGATACTGGTGCCGGTGAGCACCGACCCTTTGGCCAGCACATCCGCCACGCGCCCTGCATCCTCGAATTGCAGGCCCATGCCCGAAACCGCCTTGGTCACGGCTTCGCTGGCGGCGGACAGTTCCATGCCGCCGGCCTGCGCAAGGTTCAGGACCGCCGGCAACGTGGCAATACTCTCCTGGGCCGTCAACCCCGCCTGCGCCAGGCTTTCCAGCGCGCCGGCAGCCTGCACGCCGGAGTACTGCGTGGTGAGTCCGGCATCCGTGGCCGCCTTGGTCAGCGCGGCCATCTCCTCGGCCGAACTGCCGGTGGCGACCTGGACACGGTCCATTGCCGACTCGAAATCCGCCGCAGCCGTGACGGCATTCTTGAAGGTCTCTCCAGCCGAAGCACCAAAGCCCTTGAGCATGGATGCCCCCACCTCGGACAGTTTGGTGGCAAGACTGTCCAACGAGGCCGCGCCCCGGCTCACCATCCCGCTCACCGCAGAGCCGGCCGCCGTGCCGAGCGCCATGAAGGACTGGGCTCCCTGGGCGCCCTTGTCCGCCAAACTTTGCAACACGGCCTGCACACCGTCCATCACCGTCTGGAAATTGCTGAGCGCTTTGGCCGCGCTGTCGAAAGCAGACCTGGCCGCAGCACCAAAACTCTGGAGCATTGATGTGCCCACCTCGGCTGCCTTGGCCTTGAGGCTATCGAACGCCTTCTCTGCGGCGTCCTTGGCGCGGGTGAGCATGGAAATGGGTTTCTCGTCCATGATTCAGGGTTCTTTTGTAGGCATGTCTGGTTGGCGCTGCCGCCTGTCCAGGCGGCAGGGCGAACCACCCGGCACGCGGCCAGGTGGGATGGTTCACATCAGGGGATGGACACGGGACGGCCGTCGCGGTAGATGGCCTGCGCGTTGGGACCCTTGAGAACTTCCAGCGAGAACTGCATGCTCACGGGCTTGGTGTCCTCGGTGATCAGAGGCATCTCGCCCGTGGGCGTGAGCGCCACCAGCGGCATGTACCAGTCGCTGTCCAGGCCGGCAGCGCTGTCGGACACGATGCGGATCGCACAGGTCATGTCGGTCTTGGCGCCCGTCATCACCGACTCGAACTGGCCGGCCACGGGCGTGTAGCCGAAGACCACCTTGCCGGCGGCGATCTGGCCGCCTTCGATGATCTGGACACGGCCGGTCTCCAGGCTCAGGTTGTAGTCGCGGCCCGCGACGTAGCTGGTCTGGCCGTCCTCGCTCTTGATGGACACGGTGGAGACGTTGCGCACACCCAGCGGATTGGCAGCGGTGGCGCCCAGCTGGTACTGGCGGCCGGGGACCACGGCGCGGATCTCGTTGTCCACGGGGGTGGCGTCCTGAGTCTTCAGCGCATGGGTGCCGGACAGCCAGGAGGCCACGTTGCGCGCGCTGATGTTGTCGCAGGTCAGGGCGCCGGTGCGGGTGACCTTGATGGGCCAGCTGCCGTCCTTCTCGGACATGCCCTCTTCGCTGCTGAAGTGCTCAGCCTTTTCTGCCGCGACGGTGAGGGTGAAGCCCGGGCAGTTGCCCATGGGAATCTCGCCCGTCAGTTGCTCGTTGGCGTCATAGAGGTCGATGTAGACGCGGCCTCGTGGAATCTGGTAGTCATTTTTCGGGTGTGCAATCGGCATGTCGCTGCTCCAATCAAAGGTAAGAAATCACGGCTGGCCGTCGAACAGGGCCGTGGTGGTGAATGCGACCTCGTACCCCACGAGGCCTGGGTCGGGGAAAACCGCCTCCTGGATGGAGGCGAACTGGAAGGGGGTCCAGAAGCGGTCATCGACCGCTCCCGGCGACCAGTTGTGCAGTGCTTCGACCAAGGCCGCGAGTGCCTCGCCCAGCGCGGCAGCAGCCTGTGCGCCGCGCGGCACCATCAGGGCGGCAACCCAGGTCGGCTGCAACTGCGCCGCGGTCCTCATGGCTGCCACCCCTGTGGCAGATGCCATGCGCACCTGCGCAGCAGGCACGGCCGAGCCGTCGACGGACTCACTGGCTCCGCTGACGCGCCAGCCCCCGAAGGCCGGCAACGACTTGAGGCGGGAGGCCAGGATGGATTCGAGCTGCAGCATCAGGCGCACGCTCTGATGGCGGCCGTCTGGCTGCGGACACAACCGTCCGCTGCATCCGGCAAGCCTGCGACCGGGGCCGCAGTGTTGAAGGTGTTGTTTCTCGAGTGGGTGAACATAGGAAAAAGACCGCCTGTATCCTTGGGTTCCATTGCGCCCTGCTGGGCGTGTTCAGACAGTTTCTCTGTCCTCGCGTCTCATTTCCTGCCGACAAATGAGACTGTTTTCAAGCGCATGCCAGGCCCAGCAGCGGTCGCCGTCCGCCGCTGCGCTGCACGGCTCAGCCCTCTACGCAAAGCGATGTCTCCGGACTGGAAACGCCGTTGCGAACCGAGCCTGGCCGCTCGCCCAGGATGCGGTACAGCTGAGCCCGCTGGAGTCCATATTTGGTCTGCAACTGCTGGCGGTTGACCCCGTTGAATTCCTGGCGGATGGCTTCGTTGCGCTCCTTCTTGCTGGGCGCGGGCACGTAGATGGCGGCGCCGCGCGTGCCCATGCGCATGCCGCCATAGCGCTTTCGCAACCCGCGCAACATGGCCTGGGCAACGGACAAGGCCTGCGGGCCGCTCAGGCCAAGCTCCTGCTCGGCAATCTCCAGCAGCTCGCACGCCAGCAACTGCGCCGCCGAGTCCTCGGGCGGGCAGACGGATTCAATGGTTGTCGTCATGGTGTGCAACGTCCCGGGTCGGCGACTCCTGCCCCGAGCCCCGCGTCACTGCCCGGAGCCCACATCGCCGGACTCGCCCTTGTCCACGCCGGTGTAGGCCTGCGCGTCCACCCTCTGCCGCTGCACATCCGCTTCGGCGTGTGGCGCAGCCATGGCGGTGGGCGGGCTGTTGCCAGCAGGCTGCCCGCCCCGCCGCACCCAATCGCGGGCAGGCAGGATGAAGTCCTCGATGATCCTGGCGTCGGACATCGCCATGGGCCTGATGGACGGCAGTTGAGCCCGCAGCCGCGAGCGGACCGCCTCGACCGCCTTTCGAACGAACCCCGCCTGCGGCGACTGCTCGGCCATGGCCGCCAGCACATCCTGGGCGGCGGCACGCCGACCCTCCCGGCCCTCGGCCAGTCCGTGCTCCTGGACCTTCTCACGCACATCGCGCGGGCGCGCTGCGACGATCTGGTCGAGCACGGCATCCATCCCTTCGCCAAAGGCACCCTGAAGACCATGCTGGCCTAGCGCCTGCCGGTATACGAACCGCGCAACCTGGGCCGGCGTATGGCTTGCATTGGCAAGCAGGTGGACCTGACCATCGGCATAGAAACCGCGCGGCCCCTGCGTGCCGCCATCGGCCCCGGGTTCCCGGCCGGCATCACGCATTGCCTGCGCCAGGCGGGGCTCCTTCAGGTCGAACATGACGCGCACCGGAGGTCCCTTGGCCCATGAGGCACTAATGGCATCAGCCACCTCTTTCACCTTGCCCATGGAGGCATCAGGCGCCGGGCTTGCACTCTTGTCTGCATCCTGGCGCGAAGCTGGCTGCGCCGCAGCAGGCGCTGTATCGGGTGCCGAGGCGCCATCGCCCGCACCGACCTTCACTGCAGCTGGCAACGCGGCGGGCAGTTCTCCGTCCGGACGGGGCCGTTGCGCCGCAGCGGCAGGCGGCCCGGAGGAGTCCTGTGCACCAGAAGCCTCATCCGCAGTAGGCTCCCCACTCCGCCGCACACCCGGGGCAGGTTGCATGGATGCCTTCTCGCTGCCCGGCACCGGTGCGCTGTCTTCAGCGACAGGGGCGGCGGGCGCATTCTCGTCGCCCGGTGCACGGACCGTGGCATCCTCCACGGGCGCTGTGCGGTCAGCCGAGGCGTCCTTGCGTGCAGCCTGCACGGCTTTCCAGTCATCCTGCAGCAATTCCCAGGCAGGCGTACCCCTGCGCAGCCTGCCGATGTTCTCGCCGCGCTCGGACACGAACTGCAGCCAATTGCGGGCCTGCACCGTGGCTGGGTCGAAGGCTGGCGCATCGCCGTCAGCGAAGGCATCGGCCGGCACTTGCCCGCGCTGCCTGGCGCCTTGCGGCTTCGCCTCGCCATCGGCTCCATGGCCGGATTCTGCAGGCACCGTGCTGACGGCCTTGTCCGTTCTGGCAGGACCGGCGGAGATCTCCATGGAAGCCGGTCCTGCGTCCGCAGGTGCCGGCGATCCGGGATGCGACGGGGTTGCAGATTCCGGGCGGCTGACGGGGAGCGCTGCATCGCCGTCACCGCCCGCCTTGCTCCTTTGCGCCTGATGGCGCCTGGCGGCGATGGCGGCGACGCCCGCAGGCGGCAGGCCGCTGACAGCGGCCTCCACCGCCGTGCGTCCGACATTGCGCGACAACGGCCGCCCATCGACCTCCCCAGCCTGGTGGTTTGTCGCCACCTGGGGCAGTACGTCATCGAGCTGCTTGCCCAGCATCGCTGATGCCAGTGCTCCGGTCGCGGCATATCCCCTGCCCGCCAGAGCACGCTCGATGCGGCGCTTGCCAGGCAGCAAGCCGGTCAAGCTGCCTATGGCAGCTGGCATCACCGACTTGCCGAGGGCGATCCGTACCGCCTCGTCTTCCGGGACGCTTTGCTTGCGCAGCGTGTCGCGGATCTCTTCGAAGGCCTTTCCACGGGCGCCTCCCGCATTCATCAGTGCCTCCGTGGCACCTGCCATGGTGGTGCCGGCCGCAGCCGCCAGGGCAGTGCTTCCTCCTGCGGCCAGCGTGGCGATCTGCCCCACCCTCGACGCGCCAAGGCCCGGGAGCACACTGGGCAGATTCGTGAAGATGAAGCGCGAGATCAGTACGGGGTCCGAGCTGTAGGCCCGCGCTGCCGCGATGGATTGTTCGATGATCGAATCCTGGTCCGCCGCGCTGATCACCTTTTCGGCTTCGGCCAGCTTGCGCTGCGTCACGGGGCTTTGTGCCTTGCGCCAATGCTCGCCATTGCTGCGGAAAAAATCCGCGACACCGGATGAGGGCGAAAAAAGGTTGACAACGCTGCCCAAGGTTGTATTCACCCCTTCAGCGCTTTGCACGCCGGCATCTGCGATCGCCTCACCCCAGCTGCGCTCCTGTGGCTGTGCAGGCGGCTGGGCAGGCACGGGCCGGTAGCGTGCGCCGGCACCGATGCCGGTCACATCCATCCCGTCCAGCAATTCGAATGCCTCTGGCTCGTAGGCCCGGCCGCCCGGCTGGTCCAGCCTTTCGCGCTTGTACTTCTTGCTGCTCATCTGATCCCCTTGTGGCAAGAAGCACAGACTGGCAGGCTTGGCACGACAGGCAGCGGCGCCCGGGCTCCTGAAACGGCAAGGCCCGCTGAAGCGGGCCTTGGTGGCTGCATCCCAGGATCAGTGCTGCGCTACCTGGAGGCGCCATACGGCAAGCCGCTCGGGACGGTTTCTCGGCTCGGACGCAAGCTGCGTTGGAACTCGCCCTGGGAATACTGGTACAGTGCCGCCGGGCTGGCCATGGACTTGAGAAGTCCAAGAGCCTCGCCACTGTCCTTAAGAGTGACTGGCGCCGCCTCCCGGCCATTCAGGTCTGTGCGCTTGATCTGCAAAGCCCCTCCCTGTCCCGCCTCGATGCCGGAAATTTTGTAGCCACTGGGAACGAAGCGGTTGTAGAGCTCCATCAGCGGGGCATAGTCGCCCACCGCCAGGCCAGCAGCGGCTTTGTCAGATGCCTCCTGACGCCTTTTTGTATCCATCTGGATTTTGATGTGCGACTGCGCCATCAAATCCTGGGTAGCCTGGTCCGCAGCCTTAAGATGCCCAGCCTGTGTCAGCGCCGCTATACGGCGCTGACTATGGGCAAGGTGGTCGTCCATCGTCGCTTCGCGTGACTTGCCGCTCTGGTCAATCAACGATGCCTGGAACTGCTTTCGTTGCTCGCCCTCGATGCGCCCCACTTCGTCATCCTGCTGCCATTGCTTCATCTCTCTAGCCTGGCGTTGGACATCGTGCGCCCCCAGCGTGAGCTGTTGGCGCATCTGCAGGCTGCGCTCAGGGTCGGTACGGCCGATCACGTCGGCCATGGCCAGCCTGCGCGAGCTGTCCTGCTGCTCGCGGCTCATCGACCCCGCCGAACGCTCGCCCATGAAGTCGGTCACGCCCTGCATGGCGATGGTCTTGGTGTCGCCCGCATCGTTGCGCGCGACATAGGCCTTCTGTGCGTCGTCAAAGTCGATCTTGTAGCCGTTGGCGACCAGGCCTTCCAGCTCCTTGCCCTGGTCGGCGGTGTAGCCCGTGGACTCCACGGCGGTGGCACTGGCAATGCCCTTCAAAGCCTCTTTCTGCGCAGCCTGGTCGCGCGCATCGTTCATTTGCTGACCGGCGCGATAGGCGTCAGCAATGCCCCGCGTAAATTGCTGGCCCTGTGCCAGGCCCGCAGCGAAACCACTTCCCAAATTCATTGTTCGCACTCCTTCAATTCGCTGTCCAACTCCTGCACCCGGCGCGCCAGTTCGGCGCGGATGGTCTGCAGACTCGCTCGGTACTGCCCCACCTTGTCGGGGTGCAGTTGCTTGAGATAGGCGGCCTTGCCGTCGTCCCACCATGCGCTGCAGTGCAGGCATTCGGGCGCGCTGATGGCGCGGAAGGTGTCGTAGACGGCATTGCGCGGGGCGCCCACCTCCTGCAGGAACTGGAATACCTGGTCATGGCTCCAGTACAGCAGCGGCAGCAAGACCTCGTAGGCATCGCCTGGGCCGCGCGCCGGCACCTGGCCCGTATCGGCCAGCTTGGTGCCGCGAATCACCACCTCGATGCCGTCGGCCAGCATGCGCTGGTGCATGGGCAGCATCAGGTTGGCCACGCAGCAGTCCATACGGCCCACCAGGGGCGCGTCGCTCATTCCGTAGGCCCGGCCGATCCAGCTCGATTGCGCCGTGGTCACGTCGCTCGGGATGCCATGGGCGGCTTTCCAGGCGAGCACGTCCGTCTGCACGGTACGCAGATCTGGAACCCACGCGCGCACCTGGTCCACAACCGCGCGTGTTTCCGGGATGGTGTCACCCGTGGACAGCCAGTAGACCGGCAGGCCATGCTCCACCAGGGGGCGCAGCAGGTACAGGCATGCCAGAGAGTCCTTGCCCCCACTGAAATGCAGCGCAGCGCGCCGGCCGGCAATCGCCTGGCCCACGCTCTCGGCAATGTCTGCGGACCGCATCAGAAGAACATGGCCGCAGCAGACAGGCCCGCGCCTACGATGGCGCCCGTCCCGGCGCCGCTGGTGGCCTGGGACTGCTGATAGGCCTGGGACTGCTGCCCCCACATGTTGGCCGCGCTGTTGCCCGCGTTCCCCGCCATGCCCGCCGCTTGGCCGTAGCCGGAGTTCAGGCCCGCCAGGCCGGTGTTGGCGATGTTCTGGCCCGAGGCGCCGTAGCCGGCCGTGGCAGCCGTCGTCTGCAGGCCCATGGCGGGATAGCCGGCCAGCGCATTCGAGGCCCGATCCGTCAGCGCCCGCCCTTCCGCGCGTGCAGCGGTTCGGGCCGAGTTCTTTCCGGCGGCAGTGGCCAGTGCCTCGCTGGCAACCAAGGCATTGGACCCGGCGCCGTACTTGCCATCGGCGGGGTTGACGCCCATGCGGGCCATTTCCGCGCCCTGCGTGCGCTTGGCGCTTTCGTAGGCGTTGGAGACATCGGCAGCCGCCTGGCCCGCCAGCTCCTCGCGCTTGCCCTCCGTGTCGAAGGTCCGCGCGTCCTCCACCATCGTGTCCTGCAGGCCCGTCAGCTTGTCGCGGCGCCCCAGCGCATAGTCGCGGTCGGCCTGAGACTGCTCCCAGGCCGTGCGCGAGGTGTCGAGCGCGAACTGCGTTTGCTCCTTCTGCAGCGGCGCCATGTCGTTCGCATTGCCGATGATCTGCTGGATCATGTCGTCCTGGATGCCCAGGTTCTTCACCTGCGCTTCCACCAGCCGCGGATCGGGTGCTGGGGTCGAGGCGCCGCCACCCTCCAACGTCATGCCGCCCCCGGGCCGAGGTCGGAATGCCTGCTCGGGCAGGAAATCAAATTCAGTGCTGTGCCAGCGTGTCATGTTTCAGGTTTCCTCTCCAAAGGGTGCAGACCACCACATCGCCGCCGTCGCGCGCAGCGCCTGCCAGCACCGCTTCCTCCACGGCGCCCAGCCGGCGGGCCAGTGCACGCAGCCTGGTGTTGGAAGCGAGCACGTAGCCGCGCAGCGCATCGACCGCGCACACAGCGAACGGGTAGTCAAGAAACGCGCGCAGGAAGCGGCGTGATAGCGGCGCGTCGATGGCGACATGCGCCCACACGGTGCGGCCGTTGTGCTGCTCGAAGACGGCCCCGGCCACCAGCACCCCGCCGCGCTTCCAGCCGATGCCCACTGCGCCCTCGGTGCTCAACAGGCCAGGGATACGCATGCGCAGGAAGGCGTAGATGGCGGGGGTGTCGTAGTCCAGCATGCCGGCCAGAGTGGCAGGCTTGGCACGCATCAGGCCGGCGGCGTGGGCCACACGATGGTGAGCGGGTCCGGCTGGTCACTGATGTCACGCAGGGCCTGCCGGTAGGCCAGCCAAGGCGCCGGCACGGGCTCGCCCGTCTCCTGAGCGCGCAGCGTCACCCAGTCGCACGCGGCCAGGCGCCTGTCCCGCTCCGCACGTACGGCGGACCAAGCCTGCCCCAGGTCGATGACCCAGCCCCGGCTGGCCACGTCGAAGCGGTGGAACGCGCTGGGCGCCGCCGGCACGGCCACCAGGCCACCGTCCCAATAGAAGGCATTCGGGTCCGGCACGGGATGCGGCACGCGGCGAAAGCTTCCATTCGCCCCGGGCAGATCCTTGAGGTGACGGCACGGCGCGCTGCCCGAGCGCAGGATGCGGCCGGCGCCGTCGATCTGGATGAAGTGGATCATCGGCGCCCTCCTGTGGCGATGATGTTGGACAGAAAGACCGTGACTGTCTCCCCGGGGCCGGCCCGCGCCATGAGCCGGTATGAGGTCCAGCCGGATGGCGGGCTGCTGTCGAAGCAGCTGTTGTGCGCCGAAGTCCGGTAGCCGTTGGGCATCGACGTGCCGGTGTACTGCAGGCCGATCTCGCCCCGGTAAATGGTGAGGCTCAGGCTGCCGTTGCTGTTCACGGGCATGGCATTGACCAGGGCGATGACCACCACGCCGGAGCCGCCAGCGGCGTTGTTCACCCAGGCCGAACACAGCTCAACCTCTCTATCGCCGTAGATCGTGGTCATGCCGCCTGCGCCGCTGGCCATGGACGTGACCGAGCCGCCCGCGATCTGCAGCGTGCCAATGGCCGCCTGGCCGATGTAGGCCGTGCCGATGGCCGCCGTGTCCATGAACACACCGATGTTGTTGGACGTGATGCGCTGCAGCCGGTTGATGAAGTCGCTGGTGTTCATCGTCGTGCCGTCCGGAAACGCCACGGTGTCGCCGATGCGGGCCTTGTCCTTGGTGGCCAGTGGCCCCAGGCCGTTGACCTGGGCGGCCTTGAGATTGCGCAGCCATTGCGCATCGAGGCCGTTGGCGTCCAGGATGACGTTGCCGGCGTTGTCGCGCACGGTGAGGCCGCGCGTGTCCACCTTGCGGGCCGCCACTGTGCCGTCCACCAGCAGGTCGCCGTTGAGCACGGCGGCGGGGATCACCCAGGCCGCGCCCATCCAATGCCGGGTCTGGGTGAAGCTGGACCCGTTGGTGATGGTCACGGCATCGCCCACGATCAGGTGGTTGGTGTTGGGCGCGCTCCCGCTGTTGCCCAGGGCCTGCCAGACGGCCTGGCGCGCGGTGGCATCGCTCCAGAAGCTGCCGCTGGCCGACAGCAGCACCGAGCCGCGCAGGCCGTCCACGAGCTTCTTGCCCAGGCCGTCGATGCGCATGTTGCCCTTGAGATAGACGTTGCGCTGCAGGTAGATGCCGTCGCCATCGACGCCGAACACCACGTCTTCGGGCCGCGGCGTGCTCATCTGGCCGACGTTGTAGCTGGGGGAGACGATGGCGAACTTGTCGGCCATGATGATGAAGGCGCTGGAGGTCTTGCCGTTGACCTCCTCGGCCGCGATGCCGTAGCCGGCCAGGGCCCCGCCGGCCTGCACCTTGAGCGTGTACTGCGCGCGCAGGCCTTCGCTGTAGCCCGCCAGCACCGTCATCTCCTGCTCCAGCATGGCGCGGCCCGGTTTGCCGTCCTGGTAGTAGTTGCCCAGGGAGGCCTGCAGCTGCAGCACGTTGGTGGCCATGGCCCGCTGGCCGTCCGCGAACGCCGCCTGCGTGGCGCGCAGGCCTGCGCTGGCGTTGCGCAGGCTGGCAGTGACCTCGCGCACGGCCATGGCCAGGCTGCGCTCGTTGCTCTGCACCACGGTCTGCAGCTCGCGCACCTCGGCGCCGCGCTTGGCGGCCTCGTCGGCGATGGAGCGCAGCAGCTCGTCGCGGATCTCCTGCGCCAGGTGGTCGAAGCGGCTGGGGTCGTCCAGGGTCTTGGCCAGGCTCTTGAACAGGCGCGATTCGATGATGGATTTGGCGAAGCGCTCCACGGCCACGGTGGCCGACAGCCCGCCGCCCAGGTCGATGACGATCTCGCCCTCACCCGGTGTCTTGTCCGTGGCCAGCAGTTGGGTGACGCCCTGCACCGAGCCCTGCAGGGCCACCAGCTCGCGCAGGGTCACGCCGCGCTCGAACTCGTTGCCCCGGCCGCCGGCCCGCACCTCCAGGTGCTCGGTCACGGCCTGCATCCAGTTGGACAGGGCCTTGTCCTGGACGTTGACCCGGGCCAGGGCCGGCAGGCGGGCCGCGCCCGTGTCGATCTTCTTGCGGTTGGTCATACGCTGCGCAGCTCCTCTGTGGTCGAGCACAGCACCACGCTGGTGACGCGGGCCGCGCCCTCGATCTCCACCTGGTGCTCCAGCCAGCGCCCGGGCGGCAGGCGCTGCGGCTGCAGGTCGGTGAACTGGGCCGTGTGCTGCAGCTGGCCGTCGCCCCACAGGCGCAGCGTGATCGGGTGCTGGGCGTCCTGCAGGCCGTAGACCTTGGCCCAGGCCAGCGGCAGCTGCTGGCCCTGGGTGGCCAGGCCTGTGCGCCAGCGCGCCGTGCGCAGGGCATCGCCCGTGAAGCATTCCAGGATGTCCTGGCCGCGCGCCACGTACATGAGGTCGTTGAAGCGGTCCACCCAAACCGCCGTCACTGTCGCGCCGCCCAGGTCGGTATGGCCCAGCTTGGCCCCGTCTTGCGCGCTGAACGCCAGGCAGCCGCCGCCGGCCCCGGCGTAGAACAGGTAGTACACGCCCTCGTGCTCGGCCGCGAACATGGTGGCCGGCTGCATGCGCTGCCAGTCCTGGCGTGCGATCAGCTGCCGCGTCACCACCTGCACGCCGCCCGGGCTGGCCAGGCACAGGCCATCAGCAGAGGCATAGAGCACGCCGCCCTGCACGGGCACGATGGAGCGGCGTGCGCTGCAGGACTGGTTGCTGTCCAGCTTGATGGCCGACATCTGCGCCGAGTGCGCGCCCGTCACGAAGTACGGATTGCCGGCCGTGCCCACGAACAGCGTCTGGTCGAACACGGCCATGCCCACGATGGGCCATTCGGTCGTGACCTGGTAGTCCACGGGCCAGGCGTAGGGCACGTAGGGCTCGCAGAACGCCACGGTGTTGTCGATGAAGCCGGCCATGATGCCGTTGGGCATGCCAGTGAGCCCGCGCAGGTAGGGATTGGCGCCCACGCTGGGCTTGTTGTCGCCCTCGTACTGGCTGTCCATGCGGTAGGGCGGCGCGGCCCAGGTGAACTGCGGCTGCAGGCTGTCCAGCTCCTCGCCCTTCTTGTCATCGAGGAAGCTGGCCACGGAGATCTGCAGCTCCTGCACCAGCTGCCAGGCCGCCGCTGCGGCCGAGGCGTTGCTGCGATAGACGCGCCACTTCACGACATGGCGCGCGGCATGCTGCTCGCCCGTCATGGCCTGGGGCCGCTGGATGGTCACGGTGTCGTTCTGGTCCACCTCCAGCATCTCGGAGATGGGCGACGGCTCGGACTCCTCGCCCCAGTCGGTCACGAATGCCACAACGTAGAAGCGCGAGTCCACCACGCGCTCCACGGTCTTGCCGGCCAGGTCGGCCACGCCGCCCAGCTGGTCCAGCCAGGTGCCGATCACGGCCGTATCGCCCGTGGCCGCGATGTACTGGCCGGCCAGCTGGGTCTGGATGCTGGACACCAGGGTGGCGCAGCGCTGCTGGATCTCCACCATGCGGGCATTCAGGCTGGCCGCCTGCGAGGTGGCAGCGGTCTTGCCTTCCGTGTAGGTGTCCAGGGCCTTGTAGTAGGCCTCCAGGTCGCGCCTGTACTGCACCCAGTCGGCATGCTCGATGGCGTTGTTGTCGGAGTCGAAGTAGTACTGCGCGGCCTTGGGCTCGCTGGGCTTCACGGGCGCAGCGCCGGGCGTGGCCCAGGCCTTGGCCAGGCCCAGGTCGGCGAACTCCTTCACCAGCTTGTCCAGCTCGCTGCGCCAGTTGGCGCACTTGGTGCCGGGGGCCACGGCCTCCTCCACCAGGTCGGCCAGCTTGGCGGCCTGGTCGGCCGTGAGCACGGTTTCACCGGAGCGCTCGCCGGCCGTGTCCGGAACTCATGCTGCTGCAGCGCCTCCAGCAGCGCGGGCCTGCGGAAGGGATAGCTGTAGGGCATGGCCGCCACCGGCACGGCCCAGCCGCTGCCCGTGCTGATGGCTCCGAGCCGCGTGGTGTCCATCTCGCAGGCCTTGGCGCGGGCGGCCGAGACCACGGCATAGAGATTCCCGGCCCAGGCGCCGGCCCCTACGGCGGTAGACAGGGACAGCCCGTAGTTGGATGTGGCGCCGGCATAGGCCTTGCCATTGGCATCCCAGCGGATCGCCTCCTGGTGGCCCTCGTGCTGGATCACCGTGGCCAGCAGGTCCGCGCGCACCAGCTCGGCGAAGTCGCCATACAGCCAGGTCTTGGCCTCCTCGGTCGTGAACTCGTCCACCACCTGCAGGGTGACCGTTGGCTTGACCGGGCGCACCACGCCCAGCAGCCGGTCGTTGCCGCGCACGTCCAGCGCACGCGGCGCCGCGCTGCCGTCGTTGGTGGTCTGGTAGGTGCGCTCGGTGGCCTCGTCGTTGATCTGGCCCTTGACGAGGGACAGTTCCTGCGCCCAGGAGCGGATGGGCGCGGCCGGGTTCTGCACCACGGCTCCGCTGGCATCTCGCGCGAAGCGGTGCAGCGTGCGGGTGCCGGCCAGGCATGCCGAGTGGTGCCGGTCGGTGGCCAGCGGCCAGAACTCGGAGCTTGGCAGGAAGAGATTGAAGTGCTCCCGGGCGAAGTTCGCGCCCAGCGCGCGATCAGACATGCTGGGCGCCTCGCCCGGGAATGCGGACAGCTTGTAGGTGGTCATGCCCGCTACCCTGGCAGGCTTGGCACCGGCGCCCTAAACGGCCAGGGCCGGCACCTGGCCCGCCAGGATCTGCGCCGCGCGCTCCTCGCTGTCCAGCAGGCCGTAAGCGCCCATCATGTTGATGAAGGTGACGGTGCGGGTGTCGCTCAAATCCACGCTGGTGCTGTCGCGGTAGGTGGCAATCCCCGTGCGCACGTCAGCGCGCTGGTCGATGGAAAGATCCTTGATCTTGGGATTGAAGGTCGCGAACTCCTGCACGTCGAAGTTGTCCAGGATGCGCTGCTCGCTCAAGGTCAGCAAGGTGCGAAACTGACCTGGCGTCAGTTCCGGTTGTGGATGCGGGACGTTGAAAAAATCAGACTGATTCATCATGCCACCCTCAAAAACATGGAGGTATCGGTTGAAGGCTTGTTTGGGTAGGGCAGCCCGACATAAGAGACAGCACGAAAAACGTCCCGCGAACCGCCATGCGAATAAACAATAACCAAATCTCTATTCACTTTGACTCCCGCTCCCAGATATGATGTTCCAGGCGAAAATGCGGCAACTTCAATTTTCCCGCCCATAGGACGTTGCGTAAAATAACAATTGGAGGCAACTCCAGCGCCCGATTTTCCGTAGGCATCAAGGCAATAATTTCGGTTGGGTTTCAGCATTGCGCCCCAACTACCCCAAGAAACGACTTCGCCCACGGGGCCAGTAGGATAGTAGCCCTCCCCTGGGGTGCTCGATGTTGCTGGGATCCATGAAGTAACCAGCTTCATATCGGCATCATACAGGCGAACGTCCATGCTGTAGGAATAAGTCCCACCAACATAATAAACGTTATTACCATAGACCAACCACAATTGCTGCTGTTCATCCCATGCCATGGTCATTGCCGGATGCACACAAATCACGTAAGGCTGCGAAAATGCACCCAGATTTGTATCAAACTGATAGACGTAGGTGTAGGTGGTGTTTCCATTTGCATAGGAGCCTACGCCAGCCATGTTAAAAACAACAAAAAGACTTCTACCATTTCCGGCAACTCCACACAGCGAATAGCTCGCGCTATTGGCACCGGTTGCCGGCAAGCTGACAGCAGTCAGTGTGGTTCCTGTAGAACTGAGGCGGTAAAGATGGTTATTATTGGCTGCTGCCATATTAAGCGACAGGTTCAAACGTGAAACCCAGAATTCTCCATTGACATAGTCGAGTCTGCAGGAATACGTCGTACCGCCCGGGAGGGCCGCTTGTGCGGGAGTGAGTGTTCCAGCCCATGATGTAAAATTGTCCGTGGAACGGATAATTGTCCCATCTCGCGCCATTGCAAGCCATACACCATTGCCATCTGTAGCAACAGACCAAGAATATCCGGAAGCACTGGCAAGCTTTCCGCGCGAGATCCAGTTGTCTCCCGCATCTGTGGAAACAAATACGGTACTGTCGTAAGCCACTGCAACCACCGTATTTTTCCCGTCGGTTGCCATGTCACTTATGGGAGCGTTCGGGGGCTGGCTGGATTTTGCCGCCATATGCCCGACAGGTTTAAGGTAGTCCGGAATTTTGGGAAATATCGCAGACCTAGCTAGCGTCCCAGCGCGCAAATAAGTTTTGCCCTGTGCCCTTTGTATCCCATAGGGATCTGACACGTCGGGTAAAAGGTTGACGCTGCCAATGGGTGGCAGGCTATTGACTCCCAGCAAATCGCTCAAACTCTGATTCATTATTCCATCTCCCATCGGCCAATCTGCACACAACGAAAACTCAACTCACCGGGCAAATTAAAATCGGCATCCAGGCCGACATTCATCCCCATCAGCAAATCGGCGCCTTGCGGATTGATCGTCAATGTGTTGGTTCCAAAACTCTTGCCGTGGTCCCGCACCCCGAAACGCAGGTCCACGGCCGAGGCCGCAGGCGCAAGCAGCGTCACCGGGCCTGCCGCCGTGTTGACGCGCGTGACCTGGCCCACAGGCAAGGTCGCGCCGTTGTTCGCGGACGTGAGCACGGCGGTATTCGAGGACAGGCCCGCGCCATCGGCAGCCGGCCCCAGGCGCCGCCACTTGCCACCGCTGCCGTCCTCGAACCAGGCGTACTCGATCCAGGCGCGGCTGTCCGAGGTGTTGACCCAGGTGTCACCCGGCGAACCACCGGCCGGCTCCGCGCTGGAGAAGGTCCGCAGCTTGAGCCGGCCATCGAGCGCGCCCTGCAGGCCCGCCACCGTGCTGATGGCCTGCGTGCCTGTGTGCGTGCTGCGGTCGCGTAGCTGGGCGTCCGTGGCGTTCTTGGTGGCCTGCGCGGCCACGCCTTCCAGCTTGGCTTTCTCTGCGCTGGTGAAGTCCTCAGTGGACAGGCCCTTGCCCGCCACCTTGTCCACCTTGTTGGCCAGGGCCGCCTGCTGCGCGGTACTCACGGGCTTGTCCGCGTCGGCCGTGTTGTCCACGTTGGGCAGGCCCACCATGGCCTTGCTGATGCCCGACACTGTGCCCGTGAACGTGGGGTTCTCCTTGGGCGCACGCGCATCGAGGGCGGCCTGCAGGCCCGTGATGGTGCTGATCGCCTGGGCGCCGGTATGCGTGGTCCGGTCGCGCAGCTGCGCGTCCGTGGCGTTCTTGGTGGCCTGGGCGGCGATGCCCTCCAGCTTGGCCTTCTCGGCGTTGGTGAAGTCATTGGCGCTCAGGCCCTTGCCGTCTTCCCGGTCCACCTTCACGCCCATGCCGCCTGCGGTCAGGCGCAGCTCCAGCAGGTCGCCAGCCACGTAGGAGCGCGGCGCCGTGCCTTCCTGGCCACGCAAGACCGTGAGCCGGCATTCACCGATGACCGAGTTGTCCACGGCCGTGATGTGCAGGACCTCGTAGTCCGACTCCAGCGAACCGCTGCGCTTGTAGGCTGTCAGCACATACCAGGAGCCCGGCTCGGGGTTGCGCAGCAGGCCGGCCGCGCCATCGGACACGCGCAGCACGCCATAGTCCAGCTCGGTGGCCGGGGCGCCTGTCTGCGGCGCCGCGCGCACGTCAGCAATGAACTGCGTCTGGAAGTTGTTGAGGAACAGCTGCGGCATTTCTATTTTTCCTTGATGGGCACGATCAGCTCCACCTCCTTGGTGCGGCCGTCGTTGGTCGTGGCGGCCACGCTGATCTGGTACTTCTGGCCATCGGCGCCGCCCGCGTAGACCCAGACCTTCACGCGCTGGCCCACGAAGGCATAGGACGGCGGCATGGTCATGGCCGGACGCACTTTGAGCTCGACGGAAACAATCTCGTCGCCTGGCGGAAACCAGTCGGCGAACTCGATGTCGTAGTCCTGCGTGTCTGCAGGCTGCATGGGGGATGCACGGAACATGCTCTGCCCTTGGTCGGTAACGTAGAAGGTGGTCATTCCTGCGGGCACGAGGAAGGTTCGGGATTCGGGCGCTGCCTCATCGAAGGGCAGGCGCCTGTGCACGGCCGGGTCGATGTCGATGAAGGCCACGCCCTGGGCCGCGAGCGGCGCGCGCACCAGGCGGTGCGGATCGACGGCGCCGCGCGCCAGGCCCTGGGCCAGCACGGCCAGCCGCGCCTCGACGCGGCCCTGGGTCACGACGAAGGCCTGGCCCTTGCCGTCCACGGGCGAGCGCAGCCAGCGGCGCACGTAGATCTGCCCATCCGCCTTGCCGCGCGCCGCCGGCGCCGACTGGACAGGGCCGCGACGCAGCAGGTGCGTCTTGGGTGCGAACTGTGCCTGTGTGACGGCCGCCACGGGACTGCGTGCCAGCACAAGGGCGTTGACAGTAGCCCGGGCCGTGGCCTTGGCCACCACGCGCCCGTAGACCGGCGGCAGCGTGACCTTGAGGACCGCGCGGCCGGTGGCGGCCAGCAGGCTGCGGACGTGAATCCGGCTCAGCACGCCCTCCACAGCCGCCCGCGCCACGGAGTCCGCCGAGAGCTTGGCGTGCACACGGCCCAGCGGGCCTGTCAGCGCAGCAGCGGGGGCCGAGTTCACCACGGCATAGGCGAGCACGCGCCCGCCCACGCGGACGCGGGCATATCCCTTGGCGTCCACGCGGATGCGCACCACGGGATCGGCTGACCGGCCGTTGAGCGCGAACCCGTTGAGAGGGCCCCGGTTCATGGCTTACAGCAGCTGCAGCGTGAAGTCGCCCGTCAGCGCCTGGCTGTCCACCACGAACACGTCGTTGATCTGCAGCGTGCGCGGCGACGGAAGCGGCTCGGAATACATGAGCGTGGCCGTGCCATCGGTGGCCGAGTCACCTTCCATGATCCCGATGTGCGTGACCGTGACCTGGGCGCCCGTGACGGGCGGAAACTCCGCACGCACGGCGTTGTATGTGGCGCCGTTGTTGGGCGCGGCAAAGGCGCCCGTAGCCACGCGCTGGTACCACGGTGCTGCCACCTCGGTGCCGGCGGTGAAGGCGTCGGTAGGGTCGGCCGTGAACAGGGCGAAGTAGGCGTTGCGGATGGCCGGGAAGGCCTGCTTGCGCAGCGTGGCGCTGATGATCGCGTTGGCGAGGGATGTGCTGAAACCAGCCATGACGGCTCCTATGGCTTCGAGCACTCCAGCGCCCCGATTGAAGATGCCCGCCAGGATGGCAGGCTTGGTTCACTTCTGGGCCACGGCCGTGGTGGCCGCAGCCTGGGCCTGAATGCCCAGCGCCTCGTTGTAGAGAGCACGGTGCGCCGCCGCGATGGTCGCGTTGCCGCCGAACTCGGCGTCGATGGACCAAGCACGGAACAGCACGAAGTGCCGCAGCGCGTCCATCCAGCGCTCGGGCACGCTGGGCTTCCCGTTCTCGTCGGCCAGGTCCACGGCCGCGACACCCACCATGGCGCGCACCTTGGTGCCGGCGGCCACGGGCGGATAGACCAGGAATTCCTGCGGCGTGCCCAGGTCGTGCATGTAGTGCTGCACCTCTCGGCCCGGCGAGCCTGAGCGCCAGGCGCCGGCCACGGCGTCCAGCACCCACAGGTCAGTCTTGGTGATTCGCCGCTGCGTGGCGTTGGCGTTGTTCGTGATGTCGATCAGCGTGAGCACGTCGGCCGGCAGCTCCTGCCGCCACCCGGCGGCCAGCACCAGGTCGCGCGGCTGGGCCATCTGGTCCGGCCGCTGCTCGGCAAAGGCGCGCTGGGCGGCGTTGAACCAGTCCAGCAGATCCGCACGGGTCCAGCGGATGTGCCCCTTGTCCTGCAGGTCGCGCGCTGCATCGTCCAGCAGCTGGGCCACGGTCAAAGCCATGATGCCCTCCCCCGCGAGCCGCGGCTGGTGTTGGAGCGCCACACGTCGGCTGTGGCGTCATCCATGGCGCGCAGGAAGAACGCCAGGGCCACGCCGGCCTGGTCGGGCTTGTAGTAGTCCGTGCCCTCGGTAGCCAGCAGCTCGGCCTTGGCGCCCTCGCGGATCGCCTCATGATAGAGCGAGGCCACCTCATCGGGCACGCTGTTGCCGCGCAGGGACGGCATCAGCGAAGCATAGACCTGCAGCCGGCCCGCGCTGCCCGTGCGCACAGTGAATTCGCGCAGGTTGGTCGTGACCAGGTAGAGCTTGCCGCGCAGCTCGTGCTGCCAGGGATCGGCAGGCAGGTCGCGCGCCTTCGCCACCGCCAGCGGGCGCCCGGCCAGCGTGGCCCGCTCCAGGCGCAGCAGCTCCGCGCCCTGGGGCAGCTCGAAGGTGTATTCGGCGAAGGCCTCGCCGGTCACGTCCGTGGGCTCCAGCCATTCCTGCCAGGCGCGCGTGGCCTTGAGGAAGGTGCGCGCGGCGCGGTTCAGCGCCATATGGATGAGCGGGACCGGCGCCTTGGGGGCGGCCAGGACCAGCTCAGGCATCCAGTTCTCCCAGCTGGCCATGGTGCGATCAGCCGGTCACGTTGGAAGCGCGCGAGGCCTTGCGCACGCGGCCGGTGGGGGCCGAGTCGGATTCCTGGGGCATACCGGTGCCGCCGTCCAGGTCGTCATCATCGCCAGAGCCCATGCCTGGCGAGAAGGTGCCGCGCGAGGACGGGGCCTTGCCGTCCAGGGTCGCGCGGCGGGCTTCGCGCTCGGCGGCCAGGCGCTGGAATTTCTGCTCGGCCTCGAACTCCTCCTCGGTCTGGAAGTTGCCGGCGCGCAGATGCTCGGCATGGGCCTCGTTCTCGACGTCGCAGGCCAGCGGCTTGCCCTCGAAAACATAGATGGCGCCCTTGATGCGCACGATCAGGGTTCCGTCCTTGCGTGCGGGCAGCGAAGTGAACAGCTTCATGGTGATGGTTCTCCGGGGTTCAAAAAGCCCCGGCGGCCGATGCCACCGGGGAAAGCCCCTTGCGGGGGCGCACACATGAGCGCGCTGTCAGGCGTTCGTGTAGATCAGGTCCAGCGTGAACAGGCCGGCAGCCGTGCCTGCGCCCGAAACCTTGAGGATGATGCGTCGGTCTTCATCCTTGGTTGCGAGTTTGGCGAAGGCCGCTGGCACGAGGTGCGCGTAACCACCGGCTGCACCCACATCGTTGTCCGTCACCCAGGCGCCGCCGCCGTCGTCGGCCGCTGTGCTGATGTCGCCAGCCGCATCCGCCAGGCCAATGGAGGCCTTGAAGCCCGCGCCCAGGGCAGCAGGCACGCGGATGTACAGCGACACGGGCAGCATGCCGGCGGGCAGGATGCCGATGACGCCACGGGTACCCACTGCGTGGTCTGCCACTGCCAGGGGCTGGCCGAAGCGCGAGCGCACCAGCTCGGAGCCGCCGGGGGTGATGGGGGCCTGATGGCCTGCGGCCACGGCACTGAGTTGCTTGAAAGCCATGAATGACTCCTTTCGTTCGGTGGGTGGATCAGCGCGAAGCAGCGGCCGTGTCGATGCCGTAGACGCCGTGGTCCTGCTTCTCGCCCTCGATCTCGAAGACCGACTTCTTGACGCCGAAGATGGACGACGTGGTGATCACGACCTGGTTGCCGTTGTCGCGGGTTTCCTCATGCCAGCCGTAGCGCATGCCCGTGCCCGGCGAGCCGAACGCCATCACGCCGGCCTGCGCACCCATGAACAGCGCGCGCGCCGTTTCCAGGTCGCCCGTGGCACCGTGGGTGTTGTGGCGAATCACGTTGCGGTGCGAGTGCAGCACCACGTTGCGGTACATGCCCAGCGCGCTCTTGAACAGCGGCGACTTGAAGCCCACCGCAGCGGCTGCAGCCTTTTGCAGTTCCAGCCAGCCGCCCGTGCCGGTTTCCTTGCGCAGGTCGTCTTCCTGGAAGGTGTGCATGACCATGACGAACACTTCCTCGCCATCGACCACGCAGGGCTGCATGACGGGGATGTTGGTGGCGCCGCCGCCTTGGCTGTCTGCGCGCACGCGGGCACGGTCCACCACAGCCAGCGACATCTTGTCGGTGGCATCCAGGTTGGCCACCGCCGTGGCATCGCCGCCGAACAGGTGCTGGTTGGGCGTAGGCGCCGTCAGCGGGTTCTTGGCACGGCCCTGGTAGCCCAACGGCAGGATGAAGTTGGCATTGACGCCGCGCGAGCCCGACAGGTAGGTGAAGGTCAGCTCGTCCTGGAAGCGGCCCCACCAGTTGGCCTGCTGCTGCTTGGCGCGCATGCGCAGATCGTGCAGCGTGCGCTTGCGCGACATACGGCCACCCGTGTTGACGCCGCCACGCGCCTGGTCGATGTACAGCTCATCGGTGTAGAAACGCTGCCCTTCTTCCTTGCCCTCCAGCACATCGTCGCCCTCGACGGGCGCCATGCGCAGCTCGGCCAGCAGGTCATAGCTGACCAGGTCACCCGCCTCGGATTCCAGATCCGTCAGCAGTTGGATTGGCGTCTTGGCGCCCTGGCCCACGGCCGCGAAGCGCTTGCCGAAGTACGAGGCTTGAGAGACATCGAGAGCCAGGTCGCCGGAAAAGCGCTTGACCGCGCGGGGGCTGTTCACGCCCACCACTGTTTTGCCCATAGGAGTGCTCCTGTGTGGTAGCGAGCACTCCAGCGCCCCGGTTGAAAAATGGTTCAGCCCTCAAGATGGCAGGCTTGGTACGGGCCGCGAGGCAGCTGCGATCTTTCGCACGCAGGTCTCGGGCTCCGCCGCGATCACCATGCGCGCGGCCTGCCCCTTCTTGTACTCCAGCTGGATGCGAACGCCGCCCACCTCCAGCACATCCCCCGTGCGCAACTCGATGAAGATGCGGCGCACGCCGGGCGTCGATGCTGCAGCCTGTGCCATGGGGCCCTTCACACCGAGCGCAGGAACTGCGCACGCTTTTCTTCGGACAGGCGGCCCAGCGCGCGCTCGTAGTCCAGGCCGGTGAGCTTGTCCAGCTCGGCGAACTCGTCGCCCGCGGGGTCGGCATCGCCTGCGCCGCCGGGCACGTCGGCCAGGTTGGTGACTATGTCGGACGGATCTGCCCGGCGTCGCATGTCCACGGACTTTTTGGTGGTGGGGATCCCATGCAGGGCCAGAACACGCCTGTGCGCTTCCTCCAGAAACCAGCGAAAAGGCCTGTGCTGGTTGGCGGGAGCTGCCCCAAGTGCCTTGACGAAAGCGTCCAGGTCAGCCTGTTTTTCCAAGTCCGCGTGGTAATTCACGCGACCCAGTTCAGGCATTTTTGCAGCGTCATCCAGGAACGTGTGGATGGAGTGGGTCCATGCATCCATTTCAGACTGCTGGCGCATTTCCGCAGAGACAGTGGCACGCGTTTTCACATCGCGTAGCTGGTCACGCTCATCTTGCAGCCTGTCCAGTTCAGCCTCCATTTCCGAGTGGTCCAGATCACCGTCGTTGAACCTGCGGCGGACTTCGGCCATGGCAGATTTGTTGGCCCAGACCTGGTCCTGGTAATCCAAGGGCAGATCCACCCTGTAGCCAGATGGCAACGGCTTAGAGGATCCCCCGGCGCCGTGGCGTTCGGCATTGTGGTCTGTTTCGGGCGAATGGCTCGTTGACGCTTCCGCCCCGGCTTTCAGCGTGGATGCTGGCGCGTCATCACTGTCACGGCCATCGGCTTGCCCCATTGGCTCATCTTCGGGGCTCCCATCGAGACTGCCACGGCCCAACGCAGCAAGTGCTGCCGCATTGTCCTCGCTGGGGTCATAGTCGTCTTCCTGCAACGTGGCGCGCTCGGCTTCGGACAGAAGGCGCAGTTGGTCGTCTTGATTGGTCATGGTTGGCAGTTCCTGATGTGCGTGCTCAAGGGAGATTGGCAGGCTTGGCACGGGGCCAGGCATCACCCATCAATCGGACGTCAGCGGCATGGCCATCAGCCGCTCGCGCGATGTCTGCACCGCGCTGTGCCATTCTTGTACCTCGCTCTGCCAGACTTTCGAGTAAGGCTGTGCAGGTGCTGGCGTACTGGGCAAGAGAGGGCCGGGTAGCTGCGCTGATACGTTCTGGCAAACCGGCGAAGTCACCGCGCAAGCCTGCAGCAGCAATGTGCATGTCGCGCAGGCTGCGCTCAAGATCCTGCTGGACCAGCGCATTGCGCTGCTGGGTACGTTGGAATGTGGCAAGTGCATCGTCAAGTCCCTTGGAAAAAGCAGCCATGTCCTGCGCGGCCTGGCGCACACGGGACAGTTCGTCGCTGACAGCCTGTTGCCTCAGTTGCTCCAGGCGCACTCCGTAGCGTTGATCCTGAGTCCACCACGCGCAACCTGCACCGAGGATGAAGGCCAGTCCTGCAGCCATGGACTGGACGAAGAAGCGGGAGCTCAAGGCATGACCCTCCACTCTCGGCAGATTTCGCCATTCGCATCGCCTCGCAGTTGCAGCCCCGGCAGCACGGTGGAAACGCCCTTGACCGTGCCCCTGTTCCAGCGAGGGTTCTCGTTGCAGGCCCCTGCCAGATCACCGGCGTTGGCTTTGCGCAGTAGCGTGCTGGAAGCCAGGCTACCCACCCCCTTGTTGTGCACGAAGTCGATGAATTGCCCTTGCACGAATGGGTCATACGCCGCCCAGTCCACAAGCATTTGCCGTGCATGGCGCTCTGCAATCAGGTAGCGGCCAAGTTCCAGTGCATAGCAGTCTGAGGAGCTGTACCAGCGGCCCGCCGTGACCCCCTCTCCAGTGACGCCATTGCAGACAGTCAGTGGCTGGCCCTTGCCCAGCTTGTCGACATAGGGCATTCCCACATGGTGCCCGCTGCTCTCGTAGAACGAGCCCAGTACCATCGCAACCTTCACGCCGGGCGAGGTTTGGGTATCTGCCGCAACGGCCTGCACATAGGGATCGTTGAGTGCCGGGCCGTCAATGTGCCGGGCCACGATTGCCCCTCCACTGCCCAACCCGGCCAGCAACACCAGCGCGGCCAGCCGGCCTGCCAGCCATGCCGGCACCTTGGAAGTCTGCTCAGCCATCATGCATTCCCCTGGGCATGCACCCATGGCCCGGCAGTTCGCCCAGGCAAGGCGGCGGTCCATCGATCTTGCTTCATTGCCCACCCTCCTCGTCTGGGGCATTGCGCGTACCGCTGCGGCGCATGAGGCTCATGCGCAATTCGTGCTCGGCCTGATCACGAGCCTCTTCCGCCAACTTCAGTTGAAATTCCTTGCGGCGGTAGTACCAGCTGACCGAAAAGCCTGCGACACCCACCACTATGCCGATAGCGACACCGGCTTCGGAGGTCAAGAGCCAGCCAAAGCCACCCAGTCCGAGTCCGCTCCAGCCGACCTTGCTGCTCATGGCCGCCGCCGCCCCAGCGTTTGTTGCGTTGGCCGCAGCTTCGAGCGCGGCCTGCGTGACGTCATTGCCCATCCATCACTCCTTGTTGTTCAAACTGGGCGAGGCGACCCGACATCGAATCGAGATGCTGGCGGCTCAAGGCCTGGATTTGCGCCACGCGCTCGCGCGAATCGGCCTCGATGCACGCCACCTGCAGGCGCACGTCCTCGTCTGCCCGGATCTGCAGCGTCTTGTTGGCGAGGTCTGCATTGGCCTTGGCAAGTTGCTGGCGCATGTTGTCCAGCTCGACATCCGCATCGCGCCGCACTGAGGCGGCCGCACCCGCCATGCGCAAGGCCAGAGCCTGGTCCCCGCCGCTGGCACGCATGTGCTCGGCCTCGGCCTCCAGCTTCTCGGCACGGGCATTGACTTCACGGACCTTGGCCACCTGCTCGGCAAGCGCCTGGCGCGCGCCCTCCTGCTGCATTTGCAGGGCCTCGGCCTGGGCCTGCATCTGCTGCTGCATCTGTTGCTGCTCTTCGGGTGTAAGAGGTTTGGCGGGGTCGCGCTCACCGGTCAGCTTGCGCATCTCATCTGCGATCTGCTCTCTATTGGGCAGGTCGGAGTAGTCCATGGCGATGGTCAACAGGCGCAACGCAGCCTCGGGCGGCATGCGGCCGGCCATCTGTGAAAGCGACTCGAACATGACCTGGCGCAACGTGCCCGCATAGTCCTGCTCGGACACAATGAAATCAGCCAGGCTTGCTGTGATGTCGTTGAGGTAGCGCACGCTGCCATCCGGCTGCAGCTCGGGCAGGTTGATGCGTACCCAGTCGAGACGCCCTTTGTGGCCTGACAGACGAATGACCTTTTCCTCCGTGTACCACTGCTCGATCAGGCTCAGTTGCTTCTCGCCCTGGATCTGCACAGCCAGCCGGTGATTGTCGAATGGCTGTGTGGTCACGACCGATCCTTGCATCTGGCGCGCCTTGATCGCAATGCCGGAGCTGGCATTCGTCTGCCGGCCCAGGTTCTCGCTGCCGATGCCGGCGGACTTCTGTATCGCCTGGGTATCCAGGTTCATCATCTGCATCTGGCCGGAGGCCATCTCGCTGTCGCGGTGCACCTCGAATTTCCGTCCGGCGCGATAGATCACGACCCCATCGGGCTGATTGATTTCCTCGCGCGCCTCGTTGATATCGTCGAAGGCGCCCTTCTCGGCGAATATCTGGTTGGTGGACAACAGGAACAATGCTTTGCTGGCCCGCTTGTTCAGGTCCATTTGCAGATCGCGTACACGCCGCACCACGCCATAGGGCATGCGATCGCGGCCGCGGCGATAGCACCAGATGGGCGTGAGGCTGAAGCTGTTGTGCCGCATGGGCATGGGCCCCAGCGCAAGCAGATGGCCTTCGGTGAATACGGCCACGTGCATGCGCATGACCACCCGGTCCACGATGGCCCCGCCAGCCTGACCGATGGCTTGCATCAAAGCCTGGTCCCAGGGTTCAACGAACGCGCCCTTGAACGGCCCTTCGGTCACGACGCGAACCGAGGCCGGCATGCGGAACTGGCACTCGATCAACCGCACGCGGCGGCGCTGCTCGTCATCGGCATCGCCATAACCACTGGCCAGGCCACCCCGCGAATGCTGACTGGAGGAATGGCCCTGGTAATGGAATGCGTCCTCAGCCCACTGCTGCGCGCTGTGCTCCTGTCCCTGCTCCACTGCACGCTGCAGCACGTCGCGGCGAGCTGGATACATGGTGATGGCCACATCCTCGTCCACCCAACGGGTGCGGAAGATATAGCGCGCGTCGCTCAGATCGTTTTCCATTGCCATGGAGTCCCAGAGCACGTTGCGCCAGTCTTCGTACTTGGAGTAGATGATGTCCTTGGTTGGGTCGTTCCGTACCCCGTCGTCCAGCCAGCCGACCCCCACCTTGATGGTGTCTTCAAAAGCCCGGCTGCGGTTGAAGCCCGTGCGATTCACATCGGACACGTACTTGAGCACCTTGGTCTTGATGTCAGCCATCTGCACGCCTTCCTCGGTGCGTGGCAGCACGCTCCAGTCCACGCGCGCGCGCCGCTCCGTACCAATCAGCCAGTCGCACATCACGGCCACCTCGTTGAATACCAGGGGCACCTGGCCGCGCCCCTCCAGCGTGGCTGCGTCGGCAGGTTCCCATTGGTCGCCGTCGTAGTAGTCGGCGTCGATGGACATCTGCAGGCGGTTCTCGGCCTGGATCTCGCGTTCGCGGTAGTACCAGCTCAGGAGCTTTCGCAGCGTCTTGCGGGCCTCGGCCTGGTCCAGCGGATGCTGGGGCGCTGTGTCCACCACATCGAAAGCCGGCGGCTCATCGTTCAGGACGTGCTCGCCCACGCCTGCTCGGCGGTTGAAGCGGGGTTCAAGCAGGGACATATTCGGCCCCCACATCAGGAACGGTCAAAGCCTGCGCTGCAATTTCCTTGCCTTCCATCTTGATCACCAGGTGACCGAACTCGCGGCCCCGGCGCTCCCATGTCGGCTCGCTGGGCATGGCCACCAGATCAGGCAACCCTTCATTGATGATGGAGGCCACCCGCACCCAGTTGGCCCGGCTGGGTTCAATACCCAAAACCTCGCAAGCCTTCACGCACATGCGTGCAAGGTAAGACGGATGGTCATAGAGATAGGCGGCGCTCTCCATCACCACATACCAGGGCGCTTTGGGACGCAGACTGGGGATCAGGACCAGGGCCCTCTCTCCATTGATCCAGGTGTAGATGGCCAGCAGGTCGCCGTGCCGGCGGTGGAGGTGGGACTTGCGAAGATCGATGCATGCAGGCATGCCATGACAATGGCAGGCTTGGCACGGTCTCAACGCGCCATGCCGCCTCCGCGCCGCCGATTCCTCATCGCGCACTGGGTCGCGTTATCCATGCGCGGCAGGGCCATGGCCAGATAGCGCCACACATCTGCGCCGTGGCTGGCGTCGTCATGCAGCGGCGCGCCAGGCTCCTGGGTTCGGGGGTCTACCTGGCGTCGATACCGGCTCAGGCAATCCAGCAATTGGGCGCACCTGCCGGCATCGACATAGGCCTGGGCAAAGATGCCACGCGCCATCCGTATGCCGGCCTCCAGCCCGAATCGCTCGAGCACCTCGACCTCTCGGCCCATATCCTGCAGGATCTGCTGCGAAGTCTGCCCGGTCTTGAAATCTCCATGCGCGCCATCGTGCGGGAGGAAGTCTGTGCCCCATAGATAGGGGAGTTTTTCCATCTCCTGCACGTACCACTCCAAGGTCTTCTGGTGGCCTTGCATGAAATGAATGATCCGAAAGTCCACGGCCGTGCGCTGCACGAAAGCGATCGCCATGTCGTCGGCCCATCCCAGGTCCCAGACAGTATGCACGGGCAACCTGGGATTGCAGGGGACGGGGCAAACGCGGCCGTCGTTGTGCAGGCGCTCTACCTCCTTGGCGTAGATGGCACCAGCCAGACTGCGTCTGGGACGGCCCTCCCAGATGTTCCAATAGCTGTCTGGATCACGCTTGAAATGGCGTCCCCGTTCCTTGTCCAGCACATCGGGAAACCATGGGTTGTCGCGCCAGTTGATTTCGCAGAGCCAAGTATCACCATCCGCATGGGTGATGAAGCGGTCATAGGTTGGGTCACTGGCCAGGCCAGGATTGAGCGTCAGCCAGATCTCGGATCCTGGACGCCGAATGGTGGGCACCAGCACCTCCCAACTGCCCGCGCTGACGCCCTGCGCCTCCTCCACCCAGACGATATCGATGGCCTCGAACGACTTGATGGAGTTCACCGTATGGGCCTGCAGGCCTGCGAACAGGATCAGTGTTCCGTTGGCTCCGCGGATTTCCGTACCCAGCACCTCGTAGAACGCCCCCAACCCCAGGGCCTCGATCTGGTCCTGCAACAGGCGATGCACGGACTCGCGCATGGACTTCTGCACCTCGCGCGCACAAAGGATGCGCAAGGGGCGGTTGCTGCCCAGCACCAGCAAGGCCATGGCCACGGACCACGACTTCGCGCCTCCGCGGCCACCGTACATGACCTTGAACCGCCGCGGCTCGAAGAGCGGCCTGAGCTTGAGCGGGAACTCGACAGTGACGCGCGAGCGCTCGATCTCATAGTCGGCTGCAAAATCAGGAGGCTCGCCCGAAGGCAGGCTGTCGAGCGCGAGCATCGGCAATTCATCAGACATGGTGCTCATGCACGCTCCTCGCGAGGATCGTCACTGCGCCGGGGTGGCTCAATGAAATGCACTTCGAAGTGCCCCATGCCCATGCTTTTCTGAGCGGTGTCCCGCTGGTACAGGCCGTGATAGCGCATCAGTTTCTCTATCACATCCAACTGGCTGCGGAGGCTGATCTCCGTGCCGTACTTGCCTTCCTTTGCGCCACCGAACAGCGCCAGCGCACCCCGCCCAAGGCCGCGCGTGTCCTTGACGACCGTGCGTGGCAGACCGGCGCCAAAACACTCAGGGCACTCCGCCAGGGGGGGACGGTGGGCCTCGTAGCCCACCCCGCCGAGCTCGGGAAAGTCCTGAAATTGCTTGCCGGCATCAATCCACTTTTCACGCTTGGCGTTGTACTCGGACAGCGTGTACTGGTAGTCATGGGCAGCTCCGTAGCAATGCCGGCAGCACGATACGTGAACCTCGACCAGATCGCGCGGATCGGCCATCAGCATTTCATGGAGCCGGCGCACCACTTCCTCGGCCCGAACCTCGGCGTGCTCCGCGACGCGTTGGCTGCACTCCCTGACATAGTCCTGCACCCGTGGATCCTTCAGCAGCCTGGCGCCCTGAGATGCCGCAGAGGATGGACTGTAGCCTGCGGCGACTGCCGCCCGCGTGGCATTGAAACCCGATGCAACGTACTCCCGTGCAAAGCAACGATGCCGCTCCTGCGTGCTGCTGTGCTGACGGGAGGAGGAGACTTGCTCCCCCCCGGAAAGGACGGTGTTGGAGATTAGCGTTTTCATGCCTGCGAACCTGTCAGGCTTGGGACGCGCCATCAGGCAGGCCCGAAGAATTCGCCGGCACCTCGCGACGGTCGCAGATCAGTCGGTAGCGCAGAACAGGCTTGCGCCCGGGCAATTCGGTGAGCCTGGCTTGGACCAGGCCCCGCCCCGTCAGGTACTGCAGCGCCCAATCGATCTCTCCTTTTGAACGCCCTAGCGCCAGCACCAGTTCGCAATGGAAGAACCAGCGGTCCGGCATTTGCTGCAGATGGCGCAACAATGCGTCCGTACCACTGCCTGGGCGCACGACTCCGGCAGGGCGAGGGTTGTGATTCCTGGGCCTGCCATCCTTTCGGCCTTGCAGTTGCCCCGCCAGCCAGTTGATCGCTTCGTCTCCCATACGTTCAGACCTTTCCTGCACGGGCTTCAGCCAGGCTCAGATGTGGCAACCAACGAGCCGATCTGGCATGGATGGCGCACACCGGGCCGCGCCGTTCAGGCCACTGGAATACGTTGTTGCGAAAAAGCGTGGAATTCAAGGTTCTACCCTTTCAATGGAAGGCTGGGAAACGGGGCGGCTCTGGGCACGGCAGGGGGCGATTGGTGCCACAGCGCAGCAGGCAGTGACGTCAGGACGACGGAGATAGGCTGTGGAGGGCATTCGGACAAGTCTGGACAGTCATCGCGGCCACCCATCCATGCTCAGGGCCTGCATGGCATTGCGAAGCACTGCGCGGGTGATGGTCTGGTCACCGGCCCGGGTTCGGGCCAGGATGCGGCGCGCCCAGTCCTTGCCATCGCCTACAGGCACCAGTTGCACACGGACAGGCGAAGCACCAGGTGCTGGCAGACGAGTCCACCCCTGCAACTCGGCATGTGTGCTGCGGGGGGTGGCGGCACGGCACAGCGCTTCAAACTGAGGCAGGTGCGGCGGGAAATCCGGATGGGCCGCAGGCAGTCGGGCCACGGCAGTTTCAATCACACTGGAGTCGTATTTCGCCAGCGCTGCGCTCCAGACACGCATGGCCGCGCGGACACCGAGATCTCGCCCGCCATCATCCAGAACGCCTGTGGCGAATTTGCTCAGAAACAGCGAACCGTAGGACCCCTGCATGACCAGGAACAGGTTTTTCACGGCGGAACTCGCGGCCTGCTGCCGGAGCTCTCCCGTTATCGCAACGGACGACAGGGCAGAAATGCTCTGCATGCCTACGCCTCCATGATGGCCGCGTAAGCTGCGCCGTGCCTGCCCACGGGGACGGAGCGACGAATAGCGGCCCTCGTCGGTGGCGGAAGTGCGGCAGCCAGCCATTCCAGCGGTTGCAGCGGCCTGGCCTGGGCGCAGGCACGCAGCCTGTCGATCAACGCATCGTCACCATGGACCTTGCGCAACCCACCAAGGAAGGACCGTGCCTGTCTTTCCGGCGTACCCGAGTTGACCAGCAGAGACAGCCCATAGCCGAAAATGATCTCGCTGCAGTCGCTGGCAGGAACGGGCTGGCGGATCGAACCGCCAGGATTGGAGCGAACATCAGGGTGTCCCTGTCTCTTTCCCTTTCCCTGTCCCTTGGAGGCGCTTTCCGCAGAGACCGCAACACAGCCTCCACGGGACACCGGAGCACTGTCCCCAGGGACACTGTCATCTTGTTCCCCCGGACAGGCGTAACCGTCCCCGGACATGGACAGCACCTGTCCGGTGGGACGGCCGCAATCTATCCATTCCTCATACGATGGACGGCGCACATCTGTCCCGTGCCTGTCGTTGTGCTTTTTGATGCGGCTGCATTCGGTGCGCCAACGCTGCAGCAACTTGGCACTCCAGGCGTCGCGAACCTTCTCCGCTACCACCGCGTGGTGGTAGCGTCCGTCGCTGCATAGCACCCAGCCTCGCATGGCTCCCTCACGCACGCGTTTCCACTTGGGGTCAATACGTCCCCGCAGGGCATAGCCCGCCTGTTTCGCGATCCAGGCATCGTTGTCCGGCATGGAGCCAGCGGGAACTTGGTGCCAGGCGGCAGACCACAGCAGCACGGCGGCCCAGCATGCATCGGGGGTCTCGTTGGCCGCCAGGTCCGAATCCCTCAGCCGGGCTACATCCAGTGGCATGAACGGAAAGTCGGAAAGATCACAGTCGCAGGGCACCATGGGATCAGGCAGAACGGCATTGCATTGGCTTGTCATGCGCACCTCCCATGGCCTATCGAGCGAGCTTCGTTCTGGAAACGAGCCCTTTCGGTCAATGGCAGCGCATCCAGGGAAAACCTGCCGCCCCCCAAAGCCACCATCACGTCAGCCAGCCCCAACTCCACTTTCCCGCCGCCATAGACCAGCTTGCTGAGCAGCCCTGGCGTGGTGCCACACCGCTCGGCGAACTCGGCACGCCCGCGACGATCCAGTTCACAAAAAAACAATTTGAATGGGTTCATGCAGCACATGATACCCAAGGAACCCACAAAAAGATACCCAAAGGTATCTTGTACCCACAGGTACTCAACGCGAAAATCAGCCCATGGATCAGCACACACGCCTGCAACAACTTCTTACAATCGTCTGCTCGGAATTCACCCAAGGCAATCGGGCCGCGATGGCACGCGCCATAGGAAAGGACGCAAGCTACGTCAACCGACTTTTCTACCCTCAAGACAAGAAGGGCGCCAAAGGAATTGGGCAAGAGTTGATGGAAGCCACGCGGACGGCATTCGATCTGCCGCGCGGATTTTGGGAAATGACACCCAATGAGGCAGCCGCAGCTCTAAAGCACACCCCCGACCTGGTGGAAAATACCAACAAGAAACTCACACGAGACGAAATAGTGATTCGACAGTACTCCACAGGTGGCGCCATGGGCGGCGGACTGGTCTTGCGAGACCAACCCGGCGTCATCAACAGCTGGAGCGTGAACAGTGAGTGGGCCCAGAAAAACCTCCCCTACGTGACGTCCTACGACAACCTGGCCATCGTGACGGGCTTTGGAGACTCCATGCTGGGGATGTTCAATCCAGGCGATCCACTCCTGGTGGACACTGGCGTCAGGGAGTGCGAGTTCGATGGCGTCTACTTCTTCTCGGTCGACGGAGAAGGCTTTATCAAGCGCCTTCAGCGAATTCCCGGCGAGGGCATTCTGGTGATCAGCGAGAACAAGAAATACCGGGAGTGGTACATCAAACCCGGCATGAACCTTCAGATCCTGGCCAAGGTGCTGCGCGCCTGGGAAAGCAAAGTCTACTAACCCGCACAGAAGACTACCAAGCCACCCTCAGGGGTGGCTTTTTTTGTCAACAATACCCATAAATACCCAAAGGACAATACCTAAAGAACCATCAAAAACAGAACCTTAAGGTATATTCAAGACATCGGTTCCAGCAACCACGCACACCCACCTCGCCTTGCCACATCGATTGCAGACAGCCATGAAAGCAAACGCGTCTACAGCCTGCTGGGCCCACACGGCGGCATCCAGCCATGCCAGCAGCGAAGGCCACGAGCAGTATCTCGCCGAGTACCTGGATGCCTACGTGCTGGAAAACTACGGACCGCCTTGGGTCGCCGAGTTCATCCAGGAGGCCTTGCATGACATGCCCTACCGCGTTGCCCAACAGATTGCCATCGATGGTGAAAAGCAATGTCCAAAGGGCCTCGAAAGCATGGGCATCACGCTGGACGCCTGGATAGGCGGCTACGCCCGCATGCGTGCAACGCAAGTGCTCACCCCAAGACCAGGAAGCCTGGCATCCCATAAGCCCTGCTGTTGAACAGCCGCTCATACCGTCAACTGGCCTCGAAAGGAACATGACCCATGCGAATGATGTGCCCACACTGCAATGAACACGCGTACACACGCACCAGCTTGCAATTGACCAACACCAGCCGGGAAACCATATTCCAGTGCCGCAACTTCGAATGTGGCCACGTATTTTCAGCAGTGACGGAGATCAACCGCACTATCTCTCCCAGCGCCATCCCCAATCCGTCTGTGATACTTCCGATAAGCACACACATCAAGCGCCGGGAAGTCGCACGACAGATGGCAGCCATGCCATTGTCAGAATTCGATGCACAGCAACATCGCGACACTGAGCCAGCCGCCCATATGGC